CGATAATCAACCCCAGCGGGCCCGCGACGGCCGAGAGGCCCCCAATGGCTGTGACGGCGGCGCCGATCGATGTCGCCGCCCGCAGCGCCGCGATAAAGGTCGTGACGGCCGTCGTGGCTACCCCGAGTTTGGAGATCATACCCACTATCGAGCGCCCGACCAGCGCGCCGGCGATGACCGCGGCTACCTTCACCGTCGCGTCGGCGATGGTGTCGAAATTGTCGGCCAGAAGCCCCAGCGCCTGCGTCAGGCGCTGAGATCCGGACAGGCTGGCATCGGACTGCCCGATATACTGGATCAGCGCATTGTTGACCTTGGTAATGCCGTCCGAGATTGTCGCGTTCGTCACCTTGAACGCGGACTCGATCTTCGGTCCCGCCGCAAGGATCGCCTTGAACACTTCGCCCGCGGTCAGCTTGCCCTCTTCGCCGAGGGTCTTCAGTCCGCCGATCGTGGTCTTGAAATAGTCGGCAATCGCCTGGGCGAGCAGCGGCGCATTCTCACGAACCGACCGCAATTCATCGCCGGCGAGCACACCGGACGAAAGACCTTGCGACAACTGCAGGATGCCCGCCGCCATCTCCGACGATGCGGCGCCGCCTGCCTTGAACGCCTTGTTAACGATTTCGGTCGCGCGGGCCACTTCGACCTCGGATTCGGCGACGCCCGCAGTCGACCGCAACAGCCGAGAGTACAGCGTCGCAGTTTCCTCGAAACCGCCGCGCGTCGCCGTTGCAATATCGTTGATGCCCTCGAGCGGACGGGCCGCAGTGCCCGCAAACTCAGCGGCCGCCTTGATCTTGTTGCCGGCCGTCGTCCACGTATCGGCATAGCGCGCCACTTCCCGCGCGCTGGCACCGGCCAGAATGCCGGCCAGCGGCGCAATGAGGCTGCGCGCGGCCGACGATCCGATGCGGTCCAGATTCTGCCCCATCTGGGTATAACGGCGCTCGATCGCACGGGCCTGGGTGTTGGTCACACCGATAGCCTTGCGCATCTCACGCTCGTAACCCTTGATGTCAGCAGAGAGCTGAACAACAAGTCTTTCGAGGTCAGTTGCCATAGATCACTAAGGTCCGATCAGTTCGGCTTGCCTTGCATCCATTGCCAAAGATCGTCGCGCTCGGCGTCGCTCAATGCCTTGCCGGCATCGGGATCATGCGCGGCGTTGAAACCTTCGACCGCCGCCGCGTATTGCCAGATCGACATGCGATCGACGTCTTGCGGCGTGAAACCCATCACGGCGCCGTTGCCGTAGATCAGGGCGAAGCGGATTTTTCCGTTGGGGAGGTCGTCGATACGCTCTCCGTCCCCTCCTCCGGCTTTTTTTTTACCGGCTCATCCGGCGCGCCGGCGACGGCAGCACTGAGGATCACTTGCGCGATGATGAGATTTTCAAGCGGCGGCCGGGCCTCGACATAGGCCCGCACCTTCTTGAGCGCATCGGTCGGCGACATGCCGCCGCCGATGAGCCCCAGTCGGATCACGCTCGCGATATCGTCGACCCGCCATTCGCCGGATTGCAGGCGATGGAGAATGACGTTCGGCCCGGCGTCGCAAGCTTCCTGCAACAGCCGCAGCTCGCCCCAGGCGAGACGGAACATGAAGGTCCCGTCCGCCCAGTCAAGCGTGATCGAAGCGTCGCGCGACATGCGCTTACTCGACCGTCCGCACCATCTCGCCGTCGGACTGCATTTCGACCGAGATCTGCACACGGCCACCCTGTTCCGCCGACGGATTGAAAGTTGCGATGTGCATGAAGCCTTCCCAAACGATGGTCTTCGCCGGGAATTCAATCTCAACGCGGACGTTGACGGGCGCCTCACTCTCAAAAGCGGCGAGCCAGGTCTCGACCGACTCTGAGGCGAGAACGCCCTCGCCAGACACCTGCATCGACAGGGTGACGGCGTCACGACCGACCCATGCGACCGCATCGGGATCGTCGCAATCGGGAATATTCACCTCATTGAGATTCTTTGTCAGCGTGAGCGACTTCGACGTAAAGCCGCACGGCGCCGCGAACTGCTCCGGCGAATTGCCGTCGCCGAGCATCACGCGGAACTTGCCGAACTTGGTCGTAACGGGAGCAGCCATTGATCTTCTCCTTAAGGGTTGATTTCGACGAGAGCGCGGAACTCGATCGCGGCATGGCTCGTCAGCCCATCCGGATCACGGAAAACTCTGGTGGCGCGATGCTCGAAAGAGACGAACGCGTTGGCTGTCAGGTTGAATTCGTGCTCATGCAGCGCATCGCGCACCGCGGATGCAACCTGCCGAACTTCAGGAAACCCCGGCTCGCGTGACCACGCGTCGAGTTGGAACGTCACCTCGTCGGCCAGGACGCATTCGGCGTTGTCCGGCAACTCATCCGAAGGGCCGAAGCTGACATAGGGAAAATCAACCGGTGTCGGCACCGCGTCATAGACGCGCTGACCGATCAGCGCCGTCACGGCCGGCACGGCTTTGAGGCGCGCCACGATCGCGCCTTGCAGTTCAAGCGTTGCGCTGGTCATTTGCCAGCAGCCACAGCGCGCGCCGCCTTGCGGGTCGCGCGGCGCACGCCGGCGACCGCGGACTTACGGCTAGCGCGCCACGACACGAAGAAATACGGCTGCGCTTTCATCTTTTGCGTCCCGAATTCCACCCAGCGCGCGTAGTACGCATCCATGTCGCCGCGCGATTTATCGCGCGAACCAGCATAGATGGTGATTGTCAGTTCAGATCCGAGCTTGCCCTTGACCTGGGCGACGATCAGACTGCCTTTCGGCGCCGCGCCCCAACTCCACCCTATGCTGTCGTAGAGAGCCCCCGTCTTGTACGGAACGAGACTCCGCATCATTTCGACGATCTCGTTCGCCGCGACTTCCATCGCGGCCTTGATCGCCTCTTTCGCAGCTTCGGGGAGTCGCCTCAGCTTTCGTTCCAGCCGGGCCCGGTTAAGTATCGTCGAGCCTCTGGCCACCTAAGCGGCCACACCTTGTTCGCAAAGCATCTCGATCCATCGCTGCTTCTGATCCGGATCGACGATGTCGCGGATGTTGTAGATCACGCCGCTGCGCATATCCTTCGCACGCCAGGCTGTCGTGACACTCCGGGTCGCCGACGAGGCGCGCACCGTCACATTGTTGAAATGACGGCCGGCGAGCCGCGCCGCCTGCACCGTCTCGCCGCCGAGCTTGGCGACGACCTTGGCCGAGACTTCAAAATTCGGTTCAGCGGCAAAGCCGGACGTTGTGTTGCCGTAGCCATCGTCGGCAACGACCGGCGCGAAGAATCCAATACGCTCGCGAAGATCACCGACCTGAGTTGCCATCGACCTTCCGGCGCTGGATAAGCACCGCCTTTTTCGCTGCGATGGCCTTGTCGGCGCAATCCTGCTTTACGAGATGTTCGCTGCCAGCCTTGTACGCGACGCAGGTCGCGGCCGTCGGCTTGTAGCGGAAGTCTTCCGTGAACCGGACCCAGGGCATCAGGAGACCCTTTCCCAGAATTGATTGTCATGCGGCTTGCGGTCGTACCGCACAGCCCGGCTGCACTTACGGCAGATCGAGTCGTTGCAGCCGTAGTGCATGTTCGCGAGGCGAAGATCGTTCATGCCCGGCGAGGTGAACAGCGACCAGTAATCGCCCGTGATCAGGTTGCCGATGCGATGCTTCACGGAATAATCCATACAGCACAGCACCACATCGCCGTTCGGCAACATGACGTTATGGTCATAGAACGGCGTGAACGCACAGGAGAGTGGCACGTCATGCGCCGGCACTTCCTCGACCGGCTGGCCGTCAACCGCGCACTGATCGAGGCTGCCGGCCCGCGCGTTGCCGACCCACGGCGCCAGCGCAGCCACATCAAGCGAAGCGTGCGCGCCGCCGCCCGCATCCATCGTCATCACGTTGACGAACCGCAGCACGTCTTTCAGCGCGAGGAACTTCGCGAGCCGCTCGTTATAGTCCCGCGACGGCTTGAAGCCGCGCATATTGCCGTTGCGGTCCGGCAGGTGCAGCACCAGCGCCTCGACCTGATCGGCATATCCGGTCAGCAAAGCAATCACTTCGCCTTCATCGCGCATGCCGTACAGCGTCGTGTAGACGCTGACGTTGAAGCCGGCCTCGAGCGCCAGGCGCAGCATGTCAGTTGTGCGCGGATTGGCCCAAGGCTCCGACATGCCGGAGAAATCGATTCGCACATACGGCGGCAGCTTCGCCAGCACGCGGGCGAAATCCTCGACAGCGAGATACCTCCAGTTCCGGACAGCGTCGCCATAACCGGCCTTGAGCTGATCCTGCGGGCAGTAGGTGCAGCGCAAGGGGCAGCCGATCATGGTCGTGATTTCGAGGCAGGGCATCAGGCAGCCGCGCGCGGAACCGTGCCGTAGCCGCCGCACGAGCGGCAGATGGGAATGCCGGTGTCGATCAGTTTGCCGTCGCCCTGCTTAAAGGCGTTGCCACACTGATTGGTCGGATCGTTTGGCGCCGGATCTACGCCGGCACCTTCACATCTTTCACACACATGACGATCGCCACGCGCGAGAGTGATTCCGAACCTGTTATTCTTCATCACGACGCCTCCACCACAACCGTCTCGATCCAGTTGAACCGTTCGCCGATGACGCGGCCATGACCTTCGACGCCGACGAGGTCCGGAATCTCGGACTGCCCCGGCTCGCAAGCCACGACGCTTTCGAAGCCCGCCTGATACGCCGTCACCAGCAGCAGGCTTTCGGTCCATGGTGCCTTGTGACCATGGCAATTGAGCAGCGCGTCGATCGCGGCGCGCATATGCTTGCCCTTGGCCCAGCGGCTCGCGAACTCGAAATATTCATCATCAGCGTTGCGCCAGACCTTTTCGATCGATGGCACCGCGAACCGTGCCGTGCCGCCCGGCTTGAGCACCCGCCGGCACTCCCGCATGAAGGCAAGCGCCTGCTTGTATTCGACATGCTCGACGACGTGCTCGGCGAGGATGAAATCGGCGCTGGCATCGGCGAACGGCAACCGCTTCGTGATGTTCACGTCCGCGTCGAAATTGCGCCAGCCGGGCAGCTTGTTCGTGCCGCAGCCGAAGTTGAGGCGGACTGCCGCGGCATTGACGGCCGGCGCCGCCGGCGTGGGCGGAACAGTCGCCGCACGTTCCTCCGCTTCCGCCATCGTCGCTTCGAAAAACCGGTCGATCACTTCCGGCCGGCCGTGGCAGTGTGTCACCCAATCGAGCCGGGTGACATTGTCGACCGTGATCTGACTTTTGTCGCCGCGCTCGGCGCGCCACGGCATCATCTTCAGATCCTTGCCGAGCATGGAAAAAATGACCTTTTCCGGCGTCGGGCTTTCCTTGCGGTTCGGCCAGTCATAGCGCGCGATGAAGTCGCTTTCCTTGACGAAACGACAGTCGAAGAACATCAGGCCGGTTTCGACCCAGCCGACCTCTTTCCGCTTCGTGCCTTCAACCGGAACGGAAGCGACCTTGACACCATCGCGGCGCATACCATCGACGATCGGCATGACCTTGAGGCGGAAGAGCGAGTCCCCTTCGATATGAACGGCGTAGTCGTAGCCGCCCTCGATGGCCAGTTCGAGGCCCTTGCAGAAGGCCCGGCCCCAGCCGTCGCGGCCCTTGGTGTTCGGCCCGCCCGGGCCGTTGCGCGACAGGTGACCGATGTTGTCGCCGAAGTCGAAGACCTTGACCGGGCCGTGTTTCGTATCGGTCGTTGGCGGAAGCGGCGACGCCGAGTCGACGATCAGGAAATCACTGTCCGGATTGAGCCGCTTGTGCAGCCCTATCCACTGATCGGTGAGTCGAAGCCGCTCCGGCGTATCGATGTACGTTGTCGCAAAGATCAGTACCCGCGGCTTGGCCGGCTTCACGACTTCCATACGCTTTACTCCAGTTTGCTCTGCGACGAAGGCGCCGACACGCGCCAGCGCCGACGAGATGTCTATTTCCTTGCTGCATTTGCAGGTCCGCGCGTGACACTCGCACGGCGTCTTGGGCTCGATCGCCAGCGTCGGCGCCAGGTGCGCGCCGTCGCGGTTGGTAGTGCGGAAGCTTTCGTTCGCGCCGTAGACGATCACGTTCGGCGTTCCGACGGCCTGCGCCAGCACCGGCGCGAAGCCCGGATTGGCAAACACGACGACCGCCTCGGCGAACAGCCCGGCGAGCGTCTCGAAATCGCACTCACCTTTGTGGAAGCGAACATCGACGTCCGCCTCCGGCCCAATGATCCGCTCTCCGCCCGTTGTCAGGTCGCACACGCTGACGACAAAGAAACGGTCCCGCAGCGAGCGATAAATCTCAGCATAAGCCTCTAGGTCAGGGCTCCGCGCCGGACAGGCCCACACACTATTTTGCACGATCGGCCGATAGACCATGAGCGGCTTGCCGGCCGGGTTATGGCCTTCGATCATGCGCCGCGCCGCGGCCCGCCATTCATCCCTTACCGGCAGGCTGAAATCCGGCTTGGCGGGCATTTTGAGCCCGACCGAGGCATACATCGCCGCCAGGATCGAACCGTGCTGCTTGATCGCCTCCGGCGTATAGCCGATGCGCGTCTTGCTGATCGGAACCGACCGGCCTTGAAAGGCATTGCCGCGATCCTTGATCCGCGGCTTGAGCCGGTCGCGCATGACGACCCGCAGGCCGTCGGCGACCAGGTCGTGATACATCGCCGTGTAAAATGACTGCAGTGTCACCGGCTGCGACTTCAACATCTCGCGCAGGATCGCGCGTTGATGCAGGTTGTCGCCTATGCCGAACATCCCAGTGACGTCGATGGTCGGCTGCATTTTCAACGCGGGAACGGTCATGCTGCGAGAAACTCTTGCAGGGTTGCCTTGCGGTAGTTCTTGAGCGCTGACACCGGACTCAAATTCAGCACGGTAATGCCAAGCGCGGCGAGATCATCGGCAATGCCGTCGATATGCTCGCGCCACATCTCGATGGTCTTGGCGCGCGGATTGTTCAATCCGGCTTCGTGCGGCCCGTGCCAGTGGACCCCGTAGTCGAGCCGCATGTCGGCGCCGACCATGCCGATGACGCGCGGCGGACCGGCATGCGCGGCGAGATTGATGATCTGGAACAGCGATGTTCGGCCATCGCCGATATAGTCGTCTCGATCCATCACAAGACGGTTGACGCCGCGCACGCATCGCACATGCCGAACCGCCGGAAAATTGTTGCGCGCCGTCGCGTCTTGACTGACTCGCAGCCCCGTGAACTCCGGCACGCCATTGCGTTTCTTCCACCACGTTCCGTCGCACGCATAAAGCATGTCGGCCCACCGGCACAGGCGCCAGCTCTCATTGATCGCGACGACGAACGCCTTACCCTTCGCCTCTTCCATCGGCACTTCCTTTGCCGACGGGCCGGACGCCACGATGAGCACGCGCGCGCCGGTCAGATCAGGACACCACTCGGGACGCATCAGGCCAGCGTCGGCACGCGATCGAGACGCAGCAAGCCCGCAATCGGACCTGACGGCGGCGTTGCCTGCAAAGCCTCGATCCATTCCGGCTTGTCATCAAAGAGCGCCTGAAACGTCAGCATGATCGCGGCTTTGAAGCGATCCGGCACAGTTTCAGGCGGCCAGTCTGTCGCGTCGATCTTGAGGAACTCGCGAACAATGTCTTCCGCCTGGGCGAGCTTGATCTCGACCTCCGGAATGCGATCATCATCCCACTCGGCCGGCGAGCCGCCATCCGTCTGCAGATCGAGACGCAGCGCCGCGTTGATATCTTCGATCGAGACAACGGTATCCGGCATCACTTCGCGTCTCGACCGTCGCGGCCGCGCTTCGAAATCATGCGCCAGCTATCGTCAGTGCCTGGCTTCGCGTCCGTATCCCGCTTGGCGAGCCAGTACGAGCCGCCGAAGGTCACGCAATGACCGCGGCGATACTTACCTTCCTTCCAGACGCCCTGGTCGGCATCGGCAAGCGTCGGCTTTGCCCAGACAATTTCCTTGGACGTCGCACCGCGGCCGAAGCGGACACCATAGGTCAGATCATCCTCGATCGCCTCGACGCTATCGAAGCCAGCGCCGTCGATGCCGACGACGCGGCCCATATTCTCGGTTCCGCCGTCGGACTTGCTGACAATGAGGTTGCCATCCTTGTCGACAACTGTGCTGACGAGGCGCGGCAGTTGCGCGACGGCACGCTCGACCTCCGGGATGAGGCGGCTTGCGATTTCCGCAGCATCCGCATCCTTACCGGCCAGACCCGGCTCACCCTTCTCGCCGCGCTCGCCCGGCGCGCCGTCCTTGCCGTCGACGCCGTCGCGGCCATCCTTGCCGTTGAGACCCGGTTCGCCCTTCTCGCCGCGCTCGCCCGGCGCGCCGTCCTTGCCGTCGACGCCGTCGCGGCCATCCTTG